CGGGGCGGCAGCAACGGCAGCAAGTGGGCTAATAGCCAATTATTTAACTGTGCCACTTCAAAATATCCAAGAGCTAGCTAAACAAAAAAATAAATTGTTTGATATAACTCAAGCCGAAATAGATCAGGCGAAAGAGTACCAAGATCGCCTGCAAGAAAGCAAGACGGCAATGCAGTCTATCACTACACAAGTAGCACTAAAGCTAGTCCCAGTCGTTAATCAAAGTCTAAAAGGGTTTAATAATTTTCTAAAAGCAAATAAGGCATTGGTGGTTGAGGGGCTAACTAATGTCTTTAAATGGATCCTAAAGCTCGGTCAAGTTTTTACAAATACGTTTAGATTTTTGAACAAAGTAATAAGTAGCACGATAGGCTGGAAAGCAGCGCTATTAATTCTTGTCGGCGTTTTGGCGGTCGTCAAGCGTGCAATGCTGGCGGCATTTTTAACCAACCCTATCGGCTGGGTAATTTTGCTAATAGGCGGTCTTATTTTACTAATTGACGATCTAATGACCTATTTAGACGGCGGCGAAAGCTTATTTGGTGACTATTGGAAGCCTTGTATCGAGTGGGGCAAAAAAGCCATAGCGTTATACAAAGAGATTGAACCAACGATTAAAGAAGTTTGGGATTTTGTGGTTAATTTTATTACCGAAAGCGTAAATGCAATAATTGCCCTCTTTGAAGTGTTATATGGCATTTTTACGGGCGATTGGGAGCTAATAAAAAAAGGTTTTAAAGATGTAGGCGACGCTATCCTTAAGGCGTTTGAAGTGCCATTTAAATGGATTAAAAGACAATATGACGAGTACATAGCTCCGATTATCAACGCCGTTAAAAATTTTGATATAGGTCAGACCGCTAAAGATATGTGGGAGGGAACAAAAAATTTATTTGGCTTTGGTAACGATACGCCAAAAGCAGCGATAGCGACGCAATACGCAGATAATAATCGAACGAGTACATACAACGGCGGGGATGTAACAAACACATACAACATAACAACCCAAAATCCTGAAATGGTTGAGCGCATAATGCAAAAACAAAATCAATTAAATTTAGCAGCTGCTTATCATAATGTGGGAGGTGGCTACTAATGGTTGAAGTAACAAGCCGTAAGATAGGCACGTTTAGACTAGACGCAACCGAGCAAGAAAATAATAAAAGCACACTACGCACTACTAAAAATCCGATAGAAAGCGGTGCAAATGTAGCAGATCACGCCGTGCTAGAGCCGAAAGAAATAACAATCAATGGCAAAATAGTGGCTTATGAGCCGCCTAGCTTTACGCAACTTGACGAGATTATGCAAGTAGTCCGTTTTAACTTGCCATACATAAAAACCGCCCATCGTTTTACGCAAAAGGCATACAAACTCTACAACAACGTAAAACATATAAAAAACGAGGCGATGCGATATGCTAGGATTTTTGGCGTTGATAAAAAAGTGCGAGAGATAGCACCATTTTTAACTGACGGAAAAGAAAATAAGGATAATAGCACCGCCAAAAATAGACTACAGAGCCTATACGAAAAGCTTTTAGAAGTGCAAAAGAGCGGCGAGTTTTTGATCGTGACAACTGGGGTAAAAACATATAGGAATATGTTAATTACGAGCATTGAAGTAACTACTGAAAGCGACCTATACGCTGACGTTACACTCACGCTCGAGGAGGTTTTTATCGTTGAAACAAAAACGGCGAAAGGACTAAACGTAGGGCTAAATGGCAGTAAAAGTGCCGTAAATTTAGGCAAGACCGAGCCTAAACAAAAGAAAACAAGTCTTTTAAAGGATATATTTTGATTTACGAAATAATGACAACGACCGAGCTAAAACAAACGCAAAATTTTAATATATTCGGCATGGAGCTAGAGCTAACCCTTAAGTATAACGAGGTTGGCGCAGTTTGGCAATATGATTTAACCGATCTAAACACAAATAAAATTTTGGCTTTTAATAAGGGCTTAGCGGTTAATGCGCCAAGTCTTATTAATAAGAACCTACCTTTTATTTTAATGCTAGTTGATACCACAAAAAGTGGCGTTAATTGTGTAGATTATAGTGAGCTAGGCGAACGCTTGAAGCTTTACGCCGTCGATAAAAAGGAGTTTAACGCGGCGATGAGCGAGATAGCAAAGGATAGGACGTGAGGCAATACGGCAGACGCTACCGCTTAGAAATAGGTAACAATAAGCAAAGCATAGTAATAGATAATCTCGCAATTAGTTTTAGCATCGAAAAGACGATAAGCGAAGAGCCGAATACTAGCAAAATAGAAATTTACAATCTAAACGCCAATAATCGCAACCAAATAGCAAACAAGATTTTTAACCAAGTGAAATTATTTGCAGGCTACGACGAACCAAGATTAATTTTTGTAGGACAAATAACGCAGGCTTATACCAGCCGTAATGATTTAGATTTTATTACCCATATTGAGTGCGGCGACGGACAAAACGACTACTCAAAATCTAGACTATATACAACGCTAAAAGCTGGCGTAAAGGATAGCGACGTAGTAAATATGTGCGTTAAAGCAATGTCAAGCTCAAAGCAAGGCGTGGTAGATTTGCCAAGAGATAAAGCCTTGCCAAGATGTAAAGTATTAAGCGGCAATATAAAAGACTATTTAAAACACGTAGCCAAAAACAACGACGCCAACTGGCATATATTAGACGGCAATTTAAACATTTTACCAAAGAATAAAGTAATCAACGATAGCGAGGGGTTTGTTTTAAGTGAAAAAACTGGCTTAATCAATAGCCCTGAAAAGACAGACGACGGACTAAGGGTTACGTGCTTATTAAACCCTAAACTAAATATCGGCTCGCTTGTGCGAATACAATCAATTTTAAGCGAATATGATGGTGATTATAAAATAACCCAGCTAACGCATAGTGGCGATTTTCTAAACGATACGTGGCAAACGGAATTAATCGCAATAAACGGAAAATTTCACAAAGTAGAGAAAAAATGAACGATCCAAATTTAACGCAAATTTTTGATAGCGGGTTATTAAGTTTTGAGGCAGGGGTACATACGGCGCTACCTGCTAAGGTGCTTAAATTTAATGCAGGCGACAATACGGTGCAAGTCGAACTAATGATAAACGAGCTAAAACGTGACGGCGTGAGCGTGCCATTACCGCCGATAGATGATGTGCCGGTGCAATTTTTTAGGGGTGGCGATTTTGTAATTACTACGCCAATAAGAAAGGGCGATCATGGGCTTTGTGTATTTGCTGAGCGTTGCATTGACGGCTGGTTTGCTAGTGCAGCAAAAAGTGAGCCACTAGATTTTAGGCTACACGACTACTCGGATGGCTTCTTTTTAACTGGCTTTAGCCCACGCCCAGAAGCGGTTAAAGATGTGGATTTAGACGGCGTTTGCATGCGGACGCTAAGCAAAAGCACCTACCTAAAACTAACCGAGGGAAAAATCATAATCAAGGGCAACATAGAGCAGACAGGCGACTACAAGCAAGTAGGAAATAAAAATCTAGTTGGCAATTTTTCACAAGTCGAGGGCAATAGCGTAAGTAGTGGCACAATTACCGCCAAAGATATGATAGGTAGTGGCGTAAGTTTAAAAAACCATACACATGGCGGTGATAGCGGTGGCACAACCACACAACCGAATTAAGGGGAATAAGTGAGAGTAAGGGCGATAGATAGAGAGGGCGACTGGCTACTAGGGCATAAAGTGGATAGTACTGCAATAGCACAAAACGTTAAAACGCAAATTTTAAGCCTTTACAATGACTGGTTTTTAGATTTTGAAAACGGCGTTAGGTGGTTTAACTATTTATCAAAAAATCCTAACACTGACAAAATGCGAGACGAGATAAAACGGCAAATCTTAAGCGTTGAGGGCGTTAGCAGTTTGGAAATTTTAAACATAAACACAAACGAACGCAAAGCAACCATTGAAGTGCAATATAGGGATATTTACAACGAAAGCCAAAGGTTATATATAAATGCGAGTGAGTGAAAATAGAATAATAATCGATGAATTAGAGACCATAAAAGAGCGTTTAGAAAACGGCTTTAAGGCGATTTACGGCGAAAATTTAGAGCTAGGCTCATCAACACCAGACGGGCAAATGATAGGATTATTTAGCGAAGCATTAAGCGAAGTCAATCAAGTGCTTACTTTTATCACTCAAATGCTAGACCCTTATTTGGCAACTGGTGAGTGGCTAGATCAGCGTGTGTCTTACGCAGGGCTTTTAAGAAAAACGGCAGATTATAGCAGGGCTAGCGGCGTAACGATACACGGAGCTAGTGGCACGATTATCAAAAAAAGCACAATTTTAAAAGATAAAAATGGCAATTTGTGGGTAACTGATTACGAAATTACACTAGGCGCTGAGGGGTCAAAAGCCGTTAGCATAACTAGCCAAGAAACGGGGGCATTTATCCTAAACGAGCAAGACGAGCTAGAAATACAAGAGATAATCCTAGGCGTTGATAGAATAGTAGCTACTCAAAATTCAACACTAGGAGCAGACGAGGAAAGCGACGGCGACCTTTTGCTTAGATTTATGCAAAGCCATAGCATAAACAACAACGACGAGCGCCAAGGGCTAGAGAGCTACATACTAAATTTAAAAGGCGTAAAACAATGCAAGGTTTTAGAAAACTACACTAACCAAACGGGCGCTAACGGAGTAGAGCCACATAGTCTAAATGCCATTGTTTTAGGTGGCAACGATACGGCAATAGGCGAGGCAATATTAAGAAAAAAAATAGGTGGCTGTGGCGTGCAGGGACAAACAAAACTAGAAATTGAGTTTTTGGGGGCTAAGCGTGAGGTTAAATTCGACCGCCCAACACAGATAAACCCTAGAATATTTTTGCGGATAAAACGCACCGAGGGCATAACAGATATAAACACGGATAAGATCAAAGAGCTACTATCTACCCACATTTTCAATATAGGCGAGGACGTTTATATTAGCCGCTTGTATAGCATAATAAACGACGTTAAGGGCTTTGAGGTTACGCAATTCACAATAAACGGCGGACAAAGCCTGCCCGTAGCCGTACGTGAGATATGTGTGATCAATAAAAACGATATTGATTTGGCGGTAGTGTAATGGTTGAGCTAATTTGGCAATACCGCAAAAAACCAAGGGCTAGAGCGACCGCAAAGCTTTTAAATGATGAAGTATATAAAACCTTTGATGACGCCATAAAAGTAGCTGAAATTTTAAATATTGATACGGCTAGCGGTTACGCTTTAGATTTGGTCGGTCGCCACGTAGGTGTAAGCAGGGAACAACAAAATCTAATATTAAAAGATTTTTTCGCCTTTACCCAAACCGAGAAAAAACAAGGTTTCAATAAGGGTGAATTTTACCGCTTAGGCAATTCTTTAAAGGGTAGTTTTTATCTTAACGATAGCGATTATAGATTTTTAATAAAAGCAAAAATCATCAAAAACTACCAAACTGGTACACTAGAGAATAGCTACAAGTCGCTAGAGTTTTTATTAGGGGCTGGCAACTTTATATTTGACAATTACGATATGACCTTAAATTTGGTCTTAAAAAATACTAAGACAACACAATTTTTAATAAACCTAATTTTTAAAAACGATATTTTAGCTCGCCCAGTAGGCGTAGGGTTAAACGTGATACTAATCGCTGACAAAAAATGCTTTGGCTTCAAGCAAAATAAAGCCAACCTAGCCTTTGGCGTTGGCAAGTTTGCAAGAATATATAAGGAGCAGTAATGATTTACGAAAAACCGAAAAATGAGATTTTCGCCAGTGATGCAAAAGACGGCGAAATAGTAGAGTTTCCAAATGTTAAAAGAGGTTGGGGTGTAACCGAAAATTTAGGTTTTATCCCACCTATGGAGTATTTTAACGCCGCTTTTAATCGCGTGGATAAGTCAATTGCCTATCAATTACAGCGAGGTGTTGGCGAGTGGGATAAAGATATGGAATATCCGATCGGAGCCGTTGTGAGCCTAAATGGGATTATCTATATCGCAAAAAGCCAAAACACAAACAAAAACCCAGCCAACGAGGCGGCAACTTGGGATATTGTGGCAACACAAAAATGGTGTGACGATATATTTGTAAAAAAATCAGAATTAAAGGATGGCGTACCAGTTGGAAGCTATCTTTTATATAGCTCAAACTCAAATACTCCGGATGGATTTCTGCGCTGTGATGGATCAGCGCTTGATAAAAACACATACGCTGCTCTCTTTGCAGTGATCGGCTACAAATACGGACGAAGTGGCGATAAATTCTTATTGCCAAACTTCAGTGACGGAAAATTCATGCGTGGTACTGGCGGTAACGCTGCCGCGCTTGGCACAGCTCAAGGGGACGCAATAAGAAATATCACTGGTAGCATGGTCACTAGAAGTAATACCGATGGTAGCATACAAGCTCAAGGGGCTTTTGGTGGTGAAGTAAATTCTAGTTGGTGGGCACAAATGACAAGAGGGTCAGGAACTAATATTAACTTTGATGCTAGCCGAACAGTGCCAACCGCCAACGAAAACCGCCCATACAATATGGCGGTAGTTGTACTAATCAAATACTAGGAGTAATAATGAAAATTTATATTTTTGACACAAAAAATGGTGAGTTTTTATACGAGTCAGAAGCTCAGATAGATCCATTAGCAAGTAGCAAGGGCGAAACGATCTATCTAATGCCACCAAACTCAACGCAGATCGCGCCAACTGAGCCAAAAGCTGGTTACGCAAATATTTTTACTAATGGCAAGTGGGAGCAAGTAAAAGACGAGCGTGGTGAGATCTATTATGACAAAGACAACAACGCCATAACAATAACCGAACTAGGACAAGAAAAAGGGCTAAATAAAGAGCCAAAGGTAGATGAAAAAGCCAAACAACTAGCCGAGATCGAAGCTGATATAAGTGAGTGTGAAAACCATATCAGGCACGCATTGTTTATCGGGAATACGGCTGCGTTAGAGAGTTTAAGAAATGAGTATAAGGAGCTAATAATTCAAAGGGAGGGGCTAAAGTGAGTTACATAATAATCTGCGTATTGTCGCTAATTTTAGGTATTTTTTTGTGTCCTATTGTGATTTTTCTAAGGGCTAGAAAATGCGAGGGCTGGGACAATAGCAACATGACAAACATTTTAAGAGTGTTTAGTCATTTGGCGACACATCCTGACGACTTTGCAAAAATGCAATACCCAGACGGACAAAAGCCGTTTTGGTATTTAGGTGGCGATGAATTTTCGGATATTGTAAAAACAAGACCAAATAAAAAAGGATGAAAAATGAGAGTAAGGATAAAAAGGTGCGAAATTTGTGCATCAAGGCTTGATAAAGACGGGAATTGCACTTGGAGCGAGTGCCCTAAAAGTCCTAAATATAAAGCAAAAGAGCAAGAAAAACCAAAAGACAAAAAGGATGAGTGATGACTAAGTTTAAAGAGCTTTTGCAACTCTTTTGTATTGTAGTCATTGAGCTACCGCTCGAGATGCTTGGGTATATAGTAGTGCCGATCGCTTTGGCATTTTGTAACAAGCAAAGCGAGCACTTGCCAAAGTGGGCTAGGTACTTCGAGGATGCTGGCGACTACTACGACGGCGAAAACTCGGCGATAAATGGCGATAGTGGCTGGCGAAAAGAACACTATCCAAACGGCAAAAATAGGACGTATTTTGCGCGTCTTTTGTGGCTATATAGAAATCGCATAGGCTACTTTTCAAGCCGTGGTTTCAAACTCCAACGGAGTAAATTATAATCGATAAATCCA